TTTGTTAAATTAGCCATTACTTTTAGTAAAAATTCTTCTTTTACTAATCCTGCAATAGCTTTTTTCATATCTTCTGGAGGAATACCTAATCCTTCAAACATATTTAATCCTCCAACAGCTGCTTCTACTTTATCCGTAGTAGCATATATTTTTGCATATTGCATAAATTGATGTCTTATTTTTAATAAGTCATTACCTATTTCTGCAGCTGTTTTTTGTTTTTTATTAAAATCTACTAAAGAAGGAGGATAAAATCGTACAGAAGATTCCATATTATCCATAATATTATTCCCCTCAAAAGCATCTAACAAAGCATTTGCATTTTGAATTGAGCAAATTACTAATTCTAAAGTTCCGTGTTCATTAATTTGTGTTTTAGGCGACAACATTAAATTGTCATGAATGCCTACTGTGATTAAGCTCATATATTATTTAATTAAAAGTTATTTTTAGTTTTCCTTGTTTATAATCATTTATTCGTGTTAAGATAGTTTGTAAATCATTTGGTATTCTGAGAATAGGAAATAATCCATAAGGAGTTTTTGCTTGTCTTATAGTATCTCTATTTGTTTGTATTAAATAATTTGCTCCTGCTTCTGTTTGTTCTATTACACCATGAAAAACATAGTTAAAGTAACTGGGAATATCAATAGTATTATCTAATAATTTTCCTGCAGATTTAAAGCCTATACTACCATCTTCTTTTATATCTGTATGATGTAAAATGATAATGTATAAATTATCTCTCCATACACTTGAATTTAAAAATAATGCTTGATATACTGAAGCACCAAAGTCAGTCCATCTCTGAAATGCTTCATTTCCAGTATTTCTATTTAAAAATGTTTGACTTAAAATTCGGGCTGTAAAATAATGTGTAAAATCTTCTACTATAATATATTTAATTTCTGGTTTATCTTTTGAAATAAGTGTTATAGTAGGATTTAACATATCCAACTCATTAGTAGTTAATAAGTTTTTACCTTTAACATAATCCCCTGGTTTTACTGGAAAAGGTAAAGATTTTCCATTGGGTGTAATAATAATTGTTTCTTTAGGGTTTAGATTGCGTAAAGAGGTAGTTTTACCACAGCCGCTTGGACCCATATATAATATTAATTCTGCCATATTTTGTGATTAATTAAGAGTTATTAAAGGTACTAAATTTTTAAATACCTTGTTTGATTTCTGCATAAATATTTTCCATTAAAATATCATCTGGAAAGGGAAGTGTTTCAAAATGATTACACTCACCTAAAAATTTCAATGCAAACTTAAGACCCTCAGCTCCAAAAGTATTCTTTAAAATATGAATACTTCTAAACCTGCTTTGTCCTAATGGAGAAAGCATAGAATGTTTATTTACAGATAGTACTGGAGGCTTTAATATATAGCCATCATATTTTCCCCCAGCATCATAAGCTTTATACCTATAAGGGTCAAATAAACCTAGTACTAAATCTGCATCAAATCCCATTTGACTAGATTTAAAAATATCCTCTAATTGTGGACTTAAATCATCTGCTTGAAGTTTTAATCTTTGAATATCGCCCATAGCTCTATTTTGTTGTGTTACTACTACTGGGCTAAATCCATATAAATCTCGAGCATTTGCTAGTTCAATACTTATAGTATCAATTATAGTTTTATCCCCTATTAAATTAATTCCATCTATAACAATAAATATAAAACTTTTAGGATTAGTCATAAAATATTTATGGTCATTTGTATAAAGTCGAAAAGATTCTCCATTATGCATTAAATCTAAATATTTTTCTGGTCCTGTGGGTGTATTTTCTATTAAGTTTAAGTCTGAAAATAACATACTAGGTAATAATTCTCCTTGTATATATAATCCTATATTATCAGTATGATAAAATGTACCTAAAGAAAAAGCTTTTGTAGTTATAATTTCACTAACTGCTTTAGGTGAAAATTTACCATCGTATATTTTCACTCTTTCTAATAAAGCAGTCATTTCATCATCATAAGAACGTATTAAATTATAACCTGTAGTATTTACTGGGCTTTGGCCCCAACCCATAAGTTCATCTGCTGATACTATATGTTTATGGTCTTTATATATAAACCAAGATAACCATTTAGCATGTTTAAACATTTCTTTTCTTTCTAAAGAAAAATAAATAGTTTCCCAGTAAATATTTTCAGGGTTATTTTTTAAATACCTCCATACAGATAATATAAATAAATAATCAGTAAAACTAGTTTTTCCTGAACCTGTAGCACCAGATATTAAAGTATATCTGGATTGTAATAGATTAAACACAGTTCCAACTCGATTTAGTCCTACTGGAATACTTGTAATTTCTCCTCTTATAGATGCATCTACCTGGGCTAAAAATCCACTTTTATATTTTCTATTAATTTGTTTTAACCCCATTGTTGATTACTATCAGATTTAGTATTTAAGGTTGGTAAATAGATTCCTTTTAAATGTTCTTCATATATATCTAAAGATTCATGTAAGATAAAATTAGAAAAATTTCTAGGATATTCTGTATATAAATAATATAGTCTTACTGCACTTATAAATATAGCTGGATTTATATTTGCATTATTTACAATATTATTTATACTAAATATAGCATCTTGAGTTAAAGTGTGTAATCTATATCCTTTCTTAGATATACGTGGTACATTACATAAAGTTCTAACTGCTATAGCTCTCGTTCTTCCTTTAGATTGTATAATTTCATTTGTCCAATCTAAATTATTAGGGTTATTTCTATCTACAATAATTTCATCCCTAATTAAATTTAAAGATGAGGATTTATTTACTTTTATAGGAATAGATGAAGATTTTTGTTCTTTATATTTTTCTGTAAGTAAATAATTATTTTCTGCAATTTCGTAGATAATGTTTAAATCAATTAATTTTTTTAATACTTCATTTGCATTCATTTTTTATTTGTTTTTACTACTCGATAATCCCATACTTCAGATGAGGATATTTTAGTACTTCTAAGCATCTTTCTAGCCCAATTTACTTGCTGAGTTTCTTGAACTGAAAATGTAGAGTCAGATTCTTGTTTCATAAAATAAGGAAGTAACACATAAACATAAGCTTGTTCATTATGATTTAATCTCATTAATCTGCCTAATCTCTGTGTAGCTTCTGTATCACTAGAAAAGAAACTTTCTAAAATTGCCATATTTAAATTAGGTATATTTACACCTCTATTTACTTTATTACAAACACCTAAATATTTAATAGTACCTACTTGAAAATTTTTAAAATTAGAATTAGCTTTTATGTTAGGTATTGTTTCATTATAAATATTATTTTCCCCACATATAGCGTTAGATTGTGCTGTACGTTTTGAGAAAATTAATATTTTATTGTCTGGATGTTGAGATTGTAAATAGTGTATAAGTTTACCCACTAAAATTCTAGAAGACTTTAAAGAACATAATAACTTTGCTCTATCTGAATTAAGGGTTTGTAATCTACTTTTATTAATATTAAGTAAATTATATTTTTCAGTATAAGTAAGAACTCCCATTTCAAAGTCTAACTCTATACTCTTTTTTTCTATTAATAATTTTGTTATTTTTTGTTGTAAATAATTATAAGCAGAATTTTCTGTTTGTTGAAAACTTTTTTCCTCACCATTACTTAAATAAGTTACTGTGTGAGTCTTATTATTACTATCTAAATCATACTTAATAAAAACAAAATGTATTTTATTTAGTATGTTTAATTCTTGTGCTTTTGCTGCTGAAATTTCTGTTAAAATAGGAAGATTATTTTGAAACCAAACTTGTTTATCCTTAGAAATAAATCCAGTTAATCCTAATATTGTATTAGTTTTATATTCATAGAAAAATTTACTAAGTTGAATAGTATCCGCTGCAAAATCAACTTCATCAGCTATTATAAAATAATCTGATAAATCTTTTTCTTTCTTTGTCCATTTATACGCTGTTTGATATGTAACTAGTTCTGTTCTTTTTAAAAGTCTTAAAGCTTTAAATTTTTTAAATTCTAAAATCCAATTAAAATCTCTAAGTACAATACTATTTACTAAAATTAAAATTTTTTTAGGTTTTAATTTTTTTAAAATATCTATTGCAATTTTACTTTTCCCATACCCTGTACTTAAAACTAAAGTACAGGATATAGTAGAGTGTTTT